TTATTAATGACTTTGCTTCCTCCAAGCACAGCATTTTTTAAATTAGAAATAGATGATCTTGAAATTAAAAAGCAAGGACAAGAAGCATTGCAAAGTGAAATAGATAAAGGGTTAAGAACAATAGAAAATGCTTTGATGAATCAAATAGAAATATCAAATGATAGGGTTGCTATGTTTGAAGCACTCAAGCATTTAGTTGTATCAGGCAATGTCTTGCTATATCTAACAGACAAAGGACTAAAGGTATATCCATTGTCTAAGTTTGTATGCAAACGTGATGAAGTTGGTAACGTCTTAGAAATTTTAATAAAAGAAACTATACATCCACAAGCTTTGCCTGCTGACTTCTTAGAACAAATAAAGAAGAAAGAAAACTATGACGCTAAATCTATGGAAGAAGATTTAGATATATATACATACATTAAAAGAGTTAATGATGACTTCCTTTGGTTTCAAGAATGTAAAGGAGAAAAGATACCTAACACAGATGGTAAATCTAAAATGGATGTTACACCCTTTATCCCTCTTAGGTTTATTCGTATTGATGGGGAAGATTATGGTAGGGGTTACGTTGAAGAATACAGAGGAGACTTAATTAGTCTTGAGTCTTTAATGCAAGCAATCATAGAAGGTGCTGCTGCTAGTGCTAAAACATTATTCTTAGTTAATCCTAATGGTATTACAAGAGCAGCTACTATAGCTAAAGCACCTAACGGAGCTATAAGAGAAGGTACTGCTGCTGATATATCTGTCATGCAAGTAGGTAAAGCAGGGGATTTTAGTGTTGCCTTTAGTGCTATACAAAGAATAGAAGCAAGACTAGAGTTTGCTTTCTTAATGGCTAGGTCTGTACAAAGAGAAGCAGAAAGAGTAACAGCGGCAGAAATAAATCTTATGGCACAAGAACTAGAGAATAGTCTTGGCGGTATTTATAGTATCCTGACTCAAGAGTTTCAACTTCCATACCTTAGACGTAGGATGCATATGTTGGTAAGGGCTGGTAAAGTACCCAAGCTACCCGATCAATTAGTTAAGCCTAAGATAGTAACTGGATTGCAAGGTTTAGGTAGAGGTAATGATAGAAATAAACTTATAGAATTTATAGGAACTGTAGCTCAAGCATTAGGACCAGATGTAATGAGGCAATACGTTAATGTAGATGAGGCAGTTAAAAGACTAGCTACCAGTATCGGTATAGATACTGCTAACCTAGTAAAAACACAAGAACAAATCCAAGCCGAACAACAAGCTGCACAACAACAACAGCTTATACAAAGTCTTGGACCTGCTGCTTTGGGATCACGACTACTTGATCCTAAAGTAAATGCTGAAGCTGGTTTAGCTGATGCACAGGCACAACAATTACAACAACAAGGAGGACAACCTAATGCCAACCAAGAAGTCCAGTAGAAAAAGAGATGAAGACGGTAAGTTCGTAGCAGAACAAGCAGTCGTTAGTCGTGTTGGAGAGAACGAAGAAAACCCTACACCAGAAAAGTCAGGGGATGTTACTACTAGACATGGTAGTACAATTCACTATAGTTAAAAAAAACAACCACTATGGCATCATCACAAGTACAAGTCTCTGAGACACCACCAATGTCTCAAGAAGATTTAAAGACTCTTGCTAAAAATGAGACAGATGAAAACGGTCTTATTCTTGGTAAGTTTAAATCGGTAGAAGATCTAGCCGCTAGTTACAAAGAGCTTGAAGGTAAGCTTGGTAGTGTGACAGAGGAAGATCAACCTAAAGAAGAATCAACAGAACCAGAAAGCTTTGACGCAAAAGAATATTATGGAGAAGGCTTAGCTGGTGTCTTAGAAGAAGTTGGCATTAATGCAGAAGACATCACACAAAGGTTTACTGACAGTGGAGAAATTAGTGAAGATGATTACTCTAAACTAGGTAAAGCTGGCTTCTCAAAACAAGTAGTTGATACTTACCTTGATGGATTAAAAGGTGGCAATGCATCAAGTTCAGAAGAATTAGCAGAACAAGCAGTTCAAGATATTAGAGATTCCGTAGGTGGAGATGAAACTTATGGCAAGATGGTTTCTTGGGCTATGGAGAATCTACCTAAACAAGAAGTCGAGGGCTTTAATGAAGCTACTAAGACAATGACTGCACCACAACTTAAACTAATGGTGCAAGGACTTTACACACAATACCAAAATGCTATGGGAGTTGAACCAAATCTAGTTACAGGCAAAGCTGCAACAAGCGGACCTACACCTTACAGATCTACACAAGAAGTAGTAGCTGCTATGTCTGATCCTCGTTACGGAAAAGATGTTACTTACACCGAAGACGTACAAAGACGCTTGGGTGGTAGTAGTGTATTTGGGTAATTAACTATGAAGAAAGGTCTTTACTACAACATCAACCAACGAAAGAAAAAAGGTATTAGTCGTTCAAAGAAAGACAGTACTATTAGTCCAGAAGCATACAAAAATATGCAAGCTGGTTTTCCTAAAAAGAAAAAGAAAGGCAGAGATAGTTTAAAGATTGCGTAATAGTGTTATATTAAAAACAACTTACATCTAGATGGTAAGCCGACTCACAAATAATATTGTGGGTCTGTATAAATTAACAGAGTGTAAATCTAAATATCCTTGTGCCTGATGCGTCAGACAACACTTGAGAGAAAGGATTGAAACGAAGTTAGTTGCTTAATTAAAACATTAATCAAGGAGTTTTCCTATGGCTAACGCCACAGTATCTCGTCTTGGTTTGGTTAACAATACAGGCACATCTTATGATGCCTTATTCCTTAACTTTAGGGCTTATTGTTAGTAATAACATTAATGAACAAGGTGAATTGCTGGAACTCCTCCAATAACAAAGGACAATCAGCAGCCAAGTCAGTACACAAACTGAAAGGTTCAGAGACTAACTCCCGATAGGAAACTAAGTAATGGAGACACGAGTGCCTTGCAACCTTATGGGTTGAAGATATAGTCCGACCTACATCAATGGTAAAGATGTAGAACTAAAGGATAAAGAGCCTTTAGGATAACAAACGTGTAAAGTATTCTCTGGGGAAGTTCTAACAGCTTTCACTAGAAACAATATCTTTAATGAAGCACTTCATTCAGTTCGTACTATCTCAAGTGGTAAGTCAGCACAGTTTCCAGTATTAGGAACTGCTACTGCTGCTTATCATACCGTAGGTAATCCTCTGGTTGGAGCAAACCAAATCAAGGCAAATGAAAAGATTATCACAATAGATGATCTTCTAATTGCACAGAGTTTCATTGCTGATATTGATGAACTCAAGAATCATTATGATGTTAGAGCTACCTATGCTGATGAACTCGGTAAGGCTTTAGCTAAGACATATGATGAAAACGTAGCCAAGCAAATTGCAAATGCTTCCAGAGCTTCTACTACTTTAAGTGGTGGTAATGGTGGTCTTGTTCTAACTCTTGCTAATGGTAATACAGCTTCAGCAAACGTAACAGGTGATGAAATAGCTGCTGCTATTTATGACATTGCTCAAACATTTGATGAAAGAGACATTCCTCCAACAGATCGTTTCTGTGTACTACCACCTGCTGAGTACTACAAGTTAGCTGAATCAGCTACAAGAGTAACAGACGTTGACTTTAACCCTAATGGCGGCAACGGATCTTATGCTTCAGGTAGAGTACAAATGGTTGCAGGTATTCCTGTAATGATGAGTAACAACGTACCTCAAACAAACAGATCAGCAGCTTCAGGTGAAAACAACGCATACAATGGTGACGATAGTAAAACTATTGGTCTTGTCTTCCATAAGTCTGCTGTTGGTACAGTTAAGTTAATGGATATGACTACTGAGATCTCTGGTTCTGACTACGGAATCATGTATCAAGGTACATTAATGGTTGCTAAGTATGCTTTAGGTCACGGTATTCTCCGTCCTGAGTGTGCGGCTACTATTAAGTTATCTGCTTCTTAATTTCAATTTATAGGGTATCTTATTATTAGATACCCTATTTATTACCATGCCAGAAGGAAAAGCTTACAAGATTACTAAAAAGAAAAAAAAGAAAAAAGGTGGGAGAGACTCACTCAAAATCAAAAAGTATTAAATCATGGCTGTAGCTGCAACAACTGAATTAGAAAGCATCAACATTATGTTGGCTGCTATAGGAGAAGCACCAGTAAACTCTTTAACTGGTACGTTACCTAATGATGTAAAGATAGCTCAATCTACTTTGACTGAAGTAAACAAAGAAGTTCAATCAGAAGGTTGGTCTTTTAATACTGAAATAGATGTAACTCTTACAAGAGACGGATCAGATCATATAAGCCTAGCAAACAATATTCTTAGAGTTGATCCTAGTATTCATCATCATCCAACGATTGATGCTATACAACGTGGATCAAAACTATATGACAGACTAAATAATGAATATGAATTTGATGACGATTTAGTTTGTACTGTTATTTATTACAGAGACTTTGATGAGTTACCAGAACCAGCCAGAAGATACATGACAATTAAAGCTGCAAGAATATTTGTTGATAGATTAGTAGGAGATGAAGGGTTAAGAACTTATACACAACAAGATGAAATAAGAGCTAGAGCTATACTAATGGAAACAGATTATGCTAATGCAGATCATAATCTATTAAGAGGAGATCCTTCTTTAACAAGTGTCTTCGATACTTACAATCCTTCAAGTGCTTTAATTAGATAACTATGGCTGTTATATCAAGAGCTATACCTACATTATTGAGAGGTATATCGCAATCATCTGATTCATTAAAACAACCAGACCATGCTGATATACAAGATAATGCTGATAGTAATCCTGTTCTTGGTTTAACAAAGCGTTCTGGTTTTCAATATGTAACGTCTTTATCTTCTTCAACTTTAGGTAATGTTCATATACAAACTATTAATAGAGATGCTAGTGAAAGATATGTAGCAGTATTTAGTAATGGTAATGTAAAAGTTTTTGATATAGATGGCACAGAAAAGACTGTAAACAAGCCAGATGGTACAACCTATCTTAATACATCTACTCCTAGAAGTGTAATTAAAACAGTTACGATTGCTGATTATACCTTTGTTGTTAATACCAGTATTACAACAGCTATGGATTCTACTCTTAGTAGTGGCAACATCACACAAGCAGTAGTCTTTATAAACCAAGCAACAGCAACTACCACTTATTCAATTACTGTTGATGGTAATACTGTTACTAAAAATACTAGCGGAGATAGTCCATTAAGCACCGACACAGTAGCTACTGCATTAAAGACTAGTCTTGATTCTGCTTTGACAGGTTTTACTATTGCTAGAAATGGTCCTGTATTACACATCAAAAAGAATGATGGTAGTAATTTTTCTATAGATGGTAGTGATACACAAGGCGATACTAAGATGACAATAATAAAAGATACGGTACAAAGGTTTACTGATCTACCAACAGTTGCACCTAATGGTTATGTAGTAGAAGTTAAAGG